GAAGAAGCCGATCGGCCTGCTCATCCAGATGGAAATCGAGAAGAACAGCCAGACCGGGATGCCGCGGCCGATCATCTACGCCCCCTTCAGCGCAGAGTCGGAAAAGACGGCGTCCGAGATTCTCGACCCCCGCTGCACCAGCCCAGCCAAGCTGGAAAAAATGGTTCAGCAGCTAATGAAGAAGCCGGTCCATGACCGTCGTCCGAAGTCCGCCCAGGTGGCCGGCGGATACTCCCAGCCCGACAACTACGACTACGGCGCACCGCCTGACTTCTCGGACGATATTCCGTTCGATTGACCGCTGGTCAGCAGCAACCACGCTGCTGACACCCCTCCTTCTTGCGAAACGGACCTCATATGACCGCCTACATTTTCGACTCTGAAACCACCGGACTGAACAGCCCGGAACTGGTTGAGGCTGCATGGCTGCAGCTCGGCACCGGACTGGCAGTAACCGGCGAATTCCTGCAGCGATACAAGCCGTCCAAGCCAATCGAGCTTGGCGCCCTGGCAACCAGCCACATCCTGGATGAAGAGTTGGCAGACTGCCCGCCGCATGACTCCTTCAAGCTGCCCGAAGACGCCACCTACCTGATCGGGCACAACGTCGATTACGACTGGGGTGTAATCGGCAAGCCAGAGATCAAGCGCATCTGCACTGCCGCGCTGAGCCGCGCGCTGTGGCCTGAGGCCGACACTCACACGCAGTCGGCCATGATCTACCTGCACTACCGCACGGAGGCGCCCGAGCTGCTTCGTAATGCCCACGCTGCGCTGGATGACGTCAAGAACTGCCGTCGCCTCCTGGCAACAATCTTCAGCACCCTCAAGGCGCAGTTGGGCCGGCCGGTAGCAACCTGGGAGGAGCTTTGGGAAATCTCCGAAGAAGCTCGCATTCCGAAGGTCATCCGCTTCGGCAAGCACGCCGGCTCGAAGATCGAGGACATCCCGCGCGACTATAAGCGCTGGCTGCTCGGCCAGGCCGACATCGATCCGTACCTACGGAAAGCACTGGAAAAGTAAGCCATGCCACTCGCTACCATCCTCGACCTGCTCCAGCGCCGGAAGGAACTGGAGCAGAACCTGCAGTTGCTGTTCAACCGTAGCTGCCAGTGGAGCCGCGTCGAACGTGTGCGCGGCGCTGCCACGATCGAGAACCTGACCCAGCAACTGGTCGAGGTCACCGAGCAGCTCGAAAAGGCGCGCGCTGCATGAGGCGCATCAGCAACCTGGTCCGCCAGCGCCGGCGGCAAGAACAGTTCCACCTGCCGCCCAACGGCCTCACGGAGCACGGATATGCAAAAAGCACCCTCTGGAGTGGTAACCCTGCCGGCCTGGATGAATCGGCCGGTCAAGAAGCTGTACATCACCCGCAGCGGCGGCCAGTACCGGCCTGACGATGCGGCCCTGGCCTTTGCGCTGAGCCTTCGGGTGCACGACAGCGCCGACCACCTGCGCAGGCTGGCCAGGCGCCTGGTCGACAAGGTCTGCTTGGAGCACCAGCCGAACATGAAGCGCCTGGCCCCTGAGCCGGACGACGCCAAGGTCTTCGACGCCGCGCTCAAGATCATCAACCGGGTGTGCGACCTGCTCGACATCGGGTCTGGCACCCGATTTGTGCGCAATGGAGGCGATGATGGCTCTGACGCAGCAGCAGCGTGACGAGCGCCGGCGCGAGAAAGCCGAGCGCCTGCAGGAAGAAGACCTGCGCTTGAAGGTTCGACCAGGGACTAAACAGGCCCTTCTGGAACTGATGGAGTGGGCCGGGATCGAGGAACAGGGCGAGGCGATGACGCTGATGATTCATCACCTGCATGGTCTGGGCCCGGGCGGCGCGCTGCCGCTGCTGACACCTCCGCGCCACGAAATCACGGTGTCACTGTCTGTGGCGCGGAAGCTTGAGAATTTCCGGGCACGCGAGGCGCTGCGGATTTCTTTCGACGAGGCTTAGAACTGCTGCTTCAGATGCGCCAGATATTGACGCGCAGCGGTTTTTTCGTCGGTGCCGGGCGGTCCATCTTCGCTCATGAGCGACGCCTCCGCTCTCTCGAAGATTACCGAATGCGGGATGCTGATCGCGCTGGTTTTCAGCAGACCGATTAGCAGATGTTCTAGGGCATCGAGTTGCGCTTGTTGCTGACTCATACATCACTCCGTTGATCCGGCCCCATGCCGGTCACCCGTAATACCCCATCCCAAACCAAATTGCCACCATGCCGCCACCAGCACGGAGGGCGGCGCATGCATGGAGAGAAAGCCATGAGCTACTTCTACAAGACCGAATCCCCAAAGGTCCTGGCCGCAGTGCGCGCCTGGGACGAGAAGAAAGCGGCCTGGAACGCCCAGCGCGAGAAGCTGGGCCAGGCGTTCGGCGCTGATGCCTCACCGATGTACAGCGGTTCCCGCAACTACGTCGGCGGAATCAAGCTGAGCGCCAGCCGCGACCTCGATGTGCACTGGTGCCGACCTGACGAATACGGCTACCGCTCGCTGCGCCGAGCGCCCAAGCATGCCAAGGGCTCGGACAAGGAGGTGCGCGCTGCCGAAAAGGCTGAGCACCAGCGCCTGGAAGACCTCTGGAAAGCACATTACCCTGACGATATCGACCGCGACGAAATGTGGGAGGCCATAGGGGTCGAACGCGGCGGGATCTGGCTCAGTGGCGGGGTGTGCTTCACCTACGGCGATACCGTCTACCTGAACCTGGGCAGCAAGGCCGCTGACGGCGATGTAGACGGCCTGGTTGAGATTGTCAGCAGTGAGTACGAAACAGCCCGCCATCGTGTACTCAACGCGCGCAAAGCCGCCTAACCCACCGGCGCTGCCCGCCAGCGCCTTTCATGATGGGACAGGCGATCAAGACTACCTACCTGACTGGACCAGCTCCAGATCGATTTCGAGTGAAGCTACGCGCTGCCGGAGTTCCTTCAACTCCTCTCTTAGCTCGTAGCATTCTCGAATGGTGCGGTTGTGCGACTTGTCATTCTGAAAAACCCAATAAATAAAGACCGGAACGGCCGCTAGCAACCAATACATAACGCCTCCTTTTTTGAGCCGCACTATAGCTCACGCGGCCCGGCGCCTTCCCCTATTCAACGATAACGATCACGCCGTACTGGCGAGGACCGCCCATGTCTGCATTTCAGAAAAAGAACCCGATCGCCTTCAAAACCCAGTACGGCCTTGGCTTCGATCCGCAAGACGACGAGATCGTGGTGGACTTCTTCTGCGGTGGCGGCGGCGCCGGTACCGGGCTGGAGATGGGCCTGGGCCGGCCGGTAACGGTGGCCAAGAACCACAGCCCGGCCGCGATCAGTATGCACACTGCGAACCACCCTGCAGCGCGTCACTTCACCACCGATGTGTTCGAGGGTGACCCGGACGAGGAATGCCAGGGCCGCGCTGTGGGCTGGTTCCACATGAGCCCGGACTGCACGCACCACAGCCAGGCAGCCGGCGGCCAGCCGCGCAAGCGCGAGATCCGGAACCTGTCGTGGATCGGCCTCAAGTGGGGCGGCAAGAAGAAGCCCCGGGTGATCAGCCTGGAGAACGTGAAGCAGATCCTGCAGTGGGGCCCGCTGATCGCCAAGCGCGACAAGGCCACCGGCCGGGTAGTGAAGTTGGACGGCACAGTGGCGGCCATCGGTGAGCGCGTGGCGGTGCAACAGCAGTTCCTGGTGCCGGACCCGAAACGTCGGGGCATTACCTGGCGTCGGTTCGTGCATCTGCTCGAAGGCATGGGCTACAAGGTGGAATGGCGGATCATCAAGGCATGCGACTTCGGCGCACCAACCAGCCGGGAGCGCCTGTTCATGATCGCCCGCTGCGATGGCCAGCCGATCGTGTGGCCAGAGCCTACGCATGCCAAGAACCCCGCCAAGGGTCAGCAGAAGTGGCGCACGGCCGCCGACTGCATTGACTGGACCGTGCAGAGCAAGAGCATCTTCTGCCGGAAGAAGCCGCTGGCCGACGCAACGTTGCGCCGGGTCGCCAAGGGCATGAAGAAGTTCGTGCTGGACAACCCGCAGCCTTTCATCGTGCCGATAGCCCACTGGTCGGGCGAACTGGCCCAGTCGGCGCATGAGCCACTTCGCACGGTGACCTCCTGGCCGCGCGGTGGATCATTCGCCATGGCAAGCCCGGTGATTCTTCCAGCAACACACCAGGGCGCCGACCGAGTGAACAACCCGGGCGATCCACTACCAACAGTTACTGCGGCCAACCGTGGCGAGCTGATGATGGCCAGCCCGGTGATAGTCGGGGCCGGCGGACCGGTGTATGCCGGTAAGCCAGTAGCAGCTGACCAGCCCATGGGAACGCTGATGACCCAAAGCCACCGGGCGCTGGCATCGGCGCATCTGGTCAAATTCAGGTTCAACAGTGAAGGAGCAGCCATCACCGATCCGGTGCCGACCATCACGAGCGGCGGCAACTACAAGAGGCCTGCGGGTGCGGCCCATGCCATGGGCGTGTGCACAGCCTTCATCGAGCAGGCCAACGGCGGATTCAACACCACGCCAGCGAAGGGAGCGGACGAGCCGCTGACCACGGTCACCAACACCGGCAGCCAGCAGCGCCTCGTGACCGCCAGCCTGGCCACGCTCCGGCGCAACTGCGTAGGCCGTCCCGTAGATGACCTGGTGCCGACAATGACCGCCGGCGCCGAGCACCACGCCTTGGTCGAGTACAAGCTCTCGCCAGAGCATGAGGAAGGTGCCCTGCGCGTCGCGGCATTTCTGATCAGCTACTACGGCACAGAGAACATCAGCGCCTGCGACGCGCCGGCGCCGACCGTGACCACCAAGGACCGCCTGGGCCTGGTCACCGTCTTCGTGAAGGGCACCCCGTACGTCATCGTCGACATCTGCCTGCGCATGCTGCAGCCGCACGAGCTCTACCGCGCCCAAGGCTTCCCGGCCAGTTACATCATCGACAAGGGCGCCGACGGCAAGCCATTCACCAAGACCGAGCAGGTGCACATGTGCGGTAACAGCGTCAGCCCGCCGCCGATGGCTGCAATTGCTCGCGCAAACGATCCTTGGAAAGTCAAAGTTTCGGAAGCTGCTGCCGCCTGACCCCACGGACGCTGGCCGCCAGTGCCCTCCCCTACTCAACGATGACACCTCGACTATAAAGGCTGCGTCCGCGGGGAGCGCTGGCGGGCTAGTCTAAACTGGACATGAGAAACCACCACGGAGCCAGCAGATGGACCCGTTAACCTCTGAGCAGTCTAAACCTGATGAAATTCCTGAGGACGTCGACCATCTCAGGTTTCATCGCGCCCATGAACATATGCACCACCCCTTTGGTAACGATGCATTTGCCCGAAAAGCCGAAGCTTTCGCCCGTTTCTTTGGTACACCAATTTTTCTTGGGTCCCAGTCACTAGTGGTTCTTATTTGGATGGGTATCAGCTTATCGGGGCTGTCAGCGTTTGATCCCTACCCCTTCATTTTACTGAATCTAGCGTTCAGTCTGCAGGCGGCCTACGCGGCACCTCTAATTCTTCTGGCGCAAACTCGCCAAGCCGACCGTGACAAAGCAACTTCCGATGCAGACGCACGACATCGATAGGCAATTGCCATGGACAATCAAAGACGGCAGCGGGACGCAGAGCTGCACAGCAAGCAGCTTCTGCAGTTGTTGGAGCAAAATACACACCTAACGGAGGTAACAAAGCAGATGAGTGAGCGAATCGAAGTCCTTACTTC